TTCCATCCAGATCCATACTTAGTTGCGTGAAGTACTTTCTCAACGTAAAAGATTACGATGAGTGCACGAAATTAATTAAATATACGTGTACGTATCTTCATGCAAGGAGTCTAAAGCAAGTATTACCTAAAGCATTTAGACCGGAACGAGTCGAGAAATTCGTTCCTATTCCGTTTGAAGGTGCGCTTCGGCGCTTCATTCGGAGACGTTTGGTTACATTGTCCAAACGTACGCAGCACCTTTTTTGGTCAATCGCACAGTTGAAGCGATGTGCCGAGGTGGTCCCTGAAGATTTCATAATCAAATCTCAGAAAGATCACCGTGCTGCTATGGCGCTCGTGGCTGATCCTCCGTCTGACAATTTTACTACTTTTTGTAAAAATCACATACATGAAGTTTTGTCCGGACTGAGTTTTAGAGAATACAATAAAATCCACGAGTTTTCTAATAGTGCGTGTATAGAGCGGTCTGCTGTAGAAGGGGGTGTTAAATCATATATTCAAAATTTGATTAGTGAAGGAATAATGACACCAGCAGACGAGTTTATACAGATGAGTTATCATCCACACTTTGGTGTGCATGAGTTACGTGGCTATCAAGTTACCTTTCAAGACTTACGTGACCTACTCGTCGAAAAAAGACCCATTATAAATAAACATATTTTACATGGTCTTTGCCTATTAGAACAATCCTTAGTTGAACAATATAGCAATAAATGTTGGGCTATAGTTCATGCAATTTGCGAACCCTGCAAGATCCGTAATATCACACTTTCTGAAGCTGTGAAATACTCGATCGCTAAAGGTCTGCAATTGGATTGCCATAATTTCTTTCGCAGGCTACCTCAATTTCGTTTGATAGGTAAACCTGTGGAAGATTCCGATATATCTTGGTTGCGTGATCATCCTCATTCTCAAGGTGATCTATGGGTTAGTGGTGATTTTTCTGCCGCTACCGATAATGTAAAAATACAGCTAACAAAATTAGTTTTTGAAGCGATTTTAAACAAGTTAGCTTGTCAACCAGATATTGATGGAGGACTGATTAGTATTCTTCGCGATGTTCTTTATGAACATCTAATTTTTTATAAAGCAAATTTTTGCGGTGGAGAATACTATGAACCTGTTCTGCAACAGAATGGCCAATTGATGGGTTCTGTTTTATCTTTTTTTATTTTATGTGTCATCAATTTACTAACTTACTGGTATAGTGTAAAGCCATCTTTGGAATTTTTACAACTACCTGTACTTATTAATGGTGACGATATATTATTTAAATGTAATGAACAGGAATATGCGAATTGGATGTCTTGTGTGCGTGACGCTGGACTTGTTCCGTCACCTGGAAAGAATTTCTGTCATAAATCATATTGTACGGTAAATTCTGTCCTCTTCCACGTTGATTCTAGCATTGACCGCATACCATTTTATAATGTTGGTATGCTTTTAGGTCAGTCAAAAGTTGCTCGAATCAGTGATGATGAAGATAAGCCAATCCAATTTTTGCTACCTGAGATTCTTCAGGGTAGCAAGTGTCCTGATAATACGATGAAAAGGTTTTTGTATTATCAAAAGGATACGCTTTCAGTCCGATCTAAGGATCATGATGGGTATTCGATTAATTATTTTATCCCGACCAAGCTTGGTGGCTTAGGTCTTAATTATCCAGTCAAGTTTATTTTAGCTGATCACTTTAAACGTATGTCGAATGAGGAACGCGCCTCTATCGACGGTCTCGTGTCCTTAGTTACACGTAGACAATTATGTCTAGCGAAACGCAGCCTTGATCATTTAACTACATCTCATAAGAGGCATTTTTTTAAGCCTGGGGGTGTAGAGATTGATCAACTTGATGAGAAGAATTGGAAATCGATACCGGATCCATCGGAGTTTATATATTACCATGAGTCTATACCGACACCGCCTTGGTGTTCGGAAGATATTGCAACTGTCTACCATCCTCCAAATTGGAAATCGGATGGCTTTTGCAAAAGTGAGAGAGAATATTTAAAGTATTCTACCCATGGTATACGTCTAAATGCGAGGAAAAATTTAAATGATATTTTCAGATCGAGACATAACTATGTCCTCAAAGCAGAATATCAAGATCTTCTAGATAATATGAACATGTATCATAATCTTAAATGTTATAAGGTCATTTGTGACCGTAACAAGTATTATGAAGATATACTCCATTCTAATTTTAACGCCTTTTTAGGCCGGATGGAGGACGAAATTTATTAACTTATTTCATGTTCATTATGAATGAATTCATCTTGCGAAGGCTAGGAGTTTCGCTGAGCCTTTAAGTTTCCGATGTACAACTTGTGAGAACATCGGTCGATCTATTTGCAAGATCGAATAATTGGGTCATTAGATTTAAATCGCCAAAATCCGTTAAGGAGGATGCTAAGTTGATCTAGCGTTTTGTACACCAGTAACCTAGTGTTGTGTATGATTTCGGTAGATCTTAAATGCCTACAGACTACAACGGCGAACAATTCAGTATCTAGTCGAGCATAGTCGGCCGTCAGGCTTCTTAATCCTGACATGCAAGAGGCGACCCCATGAATTCTTCAAAACGCGGAAAGAAACCGCAGAAACAAACTAAAGGTAAGAGCATTGCTCGTACCATGACAACACAAGCTATACCTGCTCGTGCTTTACCATCAGTTCAAAGTCGATCTGTTAAAGCGCCACCATTTACCTATGGTACACCGTCCGATCCAAAGACCGAACGTGTATTGACCATATTAGGAAATATTAGTGGTACTCAATACTTAAACGCCCCAGCGGTTAATGGTGACGGTAGTCCTGCGTCATCAACCACTTCGTTTTTCCAGCCTTTAAACCCTGGAAATCGACTTTTGTTTTCTCAGCTTGCCAATACAGCTGTGAATTTCAACCGTTACCGTTTTACGCATCTCAAGTTTAATTACTTGGAGAATGCATCCGGTTATGCAACTGGTAACCAGACTGGTAATGTGCTCGTAGCATACAATCCTGATGCTATGGACCCATTTCAAGACAACACTATCGCCCTAACTGCACTGCATCATGTGCAAGGATCTTCTTGGGTTAAGAAGTCGATCACCATTCCTAAGGAAAAGTTGGGAGGGTGGCGTTTTGTTGATTCCGGTGGCTTAATCCCCGGTTCCGATGTTCACTCGTATTATGTAGGAACCCTTATAGGTGGTTCCTTTTTACAGAATACAAGTTCCGTGGCCGTCGGTTTTCTTGAAAGTGAATATGCGGTTGAGTTGGATGAACCTATAAATCGTCAGCTTGTGTTAGGTGCTAACACGGCTGCTCCGACTTACCAGTCACTCGGTTTGCGCCAAGTAACTATGCAAACCGGTCTGACTTCTGGTTCGACCTATTTCCTTGATGGAAACAATTGGTCTTTATCCAACAAATTGAACCTTGCTGGTTTTACAAAACCTGTGTCTTCCAGTGTTAATTTAGTGACAATTCCTGAAGGTAACTGGATGTTTCATGGTAATATATCGTTGCTTGCTTCTGGAGCGAACGATTATTTTAATCGTATTACCATTACTGCACAGGTTGCAGGTAATAGTGAAGAGTGCATATACGAATTTACAGCTTCTGGTGCTGGTGCATCGTACCAGTCTGGTCCTCGCGAGATTAGTGTTCCTTTATTGTATCATATCAATATCGCACCTAACCTCGCTGTAGATGGGTCAGCGGCTGTATCCTTTCGTGTAACCTGTACGACTATTGGTGCTACTACCTGGTCGATTCAGGGGACTGCTGATGGATCTAGTACGCAGTCGCGCTCTTACGCTTGTTTTATGCCTATGGCATAAACTCTTATCTTTGACTCTCCAATAAATCGAGAGTCCAGAGTAATTTATAAGTTTGGGAAACTTGAGCTATTACAAGTAAACTGTCTGATTAAACTTATCCTTTAAGGATGATATCTCTAATTTGTTATCGTACCCGCGGGTGTGATAATCCTTTGACAATTTCACTTATAGTTGGGATTTCTGCTGGGTTAATATTTATTGACACGCACATACTGTTGGCGTGGATATTAACTTTATTCGCAGAGATCTTTCTGATCAACAAACTGGAATTTGTCTTAGCTTTTATCAGAAAGTTTTAGACCGATGAGAAACTGAACGCTTCTTGGCGAGTAGTCGATATCTTTAAATTAGATCGACGAACCAAGATAGGTTCCCGTTCAATGCTATATCTCAAAGTACTATCTTTTTTTAGACAGAACTATTGTAATCTATAATTACCTGGATATGCAATATAGG